CATTGACACACTTAGAATCCTTTGCCAAGGTACCATCACGAGTCTCTATTGGTTGTGCTAAAGGTAGTCTTGCAATTGGCATAGTATCCTATTATGGTAGGTTGTTAGAAGAAGGTCTACCCATTCTCATGTCAGGCTGGAAGAATGTAGAGTACGACTCAACATCCCATGCTTCTAGTTCTTCTTTGTAAATCTTAGCACGCAAAGCAATCTCTTGACGATGATTACCAGGCACACTGTATTCGATAGCTAGCTGATCAGCAAGGTTCCAGACAAGGACGTTCATCCATTCAGTCGGGAAGTCCGGGATAGCTTGTGCTGTCATAATGTCAGCCATCGGTTGTTGCACAATAAAGTGTAACTGTTGATTAGACTGTGTATATGAATCGGGTGTAACATACAGGTATACATTACTTGTGGTATTACGCACATCCATATATAAGGAGTTAGGTGTTCCAGTACTAAACTTTGAACCTAACATATTGTATTCTTGTTTGCTTAGCAACTGAATCTGTACATCATCCGTAGATGGTGTTACAGTTACATTACGTAACCAAGCTTGTATTACTTTAAGTGGTTTATCTGTATTTAGATCTACCGTACCGGTACTAGCTGGGCCAATAACATATTCAGTCTGTCCAGCAACAAGGGGTAATACTAACTCATTAACTTTCCATAACTTTAAACCAGATGTTGCCATCTGTTTAATAAATAGGTTAAGAGCTAGTGATGCATTAGCTATAGTAGCTGCATCAGGAGTGTCACCAAGTTCCAATACACCAAGCTTGCGTAATGCTAACTGGATAATCTGATCACGGCTTACTGTAAAGGTTGTAGACATCTAGCCTCCAAATAATAGTTTAATTGCATGATCAAGACCAAGAGACTGTGTTACAACAACAGCAAGAGCTCCAATGGCAATATACTTAATCTGTGCTAGATTCTTTTCTATACTTGCCATGGCTTTTGACAGATCAGTAGCAGACTTGCGAAGCTCTTTAATATCATCTTCATGGTTGTCTGTTTTAATCTCCAGACGTACTACTCTATTTTCTAGAGCTTCATTAATCATATCATCCTACCAATGCTTTTACTTCATCAACAGTTAAACCAGCACTAGCTTGCGTAGTCGAATCACTAAATGTTATTGATGGGCTTGAGCCATTGATTATTGTACTCATGCTTGCTCCTCAGCAGAAATTGGAACACCACCTTCAGCTACCCATTTTAGGTAGGCTTGGTAATCGGAATTATCGGGCGCAAAAGGAATATATGCGTTATCAAACAAACGAATAACACAAGTAGGCTCTGTTTGCATAATAGGTATATGTAATTTATACATTTATAACTCCGCAGAATAACTAATAATTAAAGTTGATGGTAAGAATAATCCAGCATTACCAGCAACAAGTCCAGTAGCACCAGTTACATATAAATCACCACCATTACTTACGGAATTTGGTTGATTATTAATTGCAACAGTTCCACCAGCATTACCAGCTACGGCATTTGATACTGTTGCTGTTCCTGATACTATTGCCATTGTAGGTGTTGCTCTTTTAGTAACTTTGAAATACATTGCAAAACCTTGTGAACCTGATGTTGAATAATTACCACCAGCATTATATCCAGCTTGATAGGTTTCATAATACCTCTGACACAAAGCTAACTCTGTACCATACTGACGATATTCATATCCAGTAGCACTACTTCCTACTTCTAGTTGAACACCAGTAACATAGAAAGTTGCTCCGTTTGTTCCTACTATTTGAGTTTCCCCAGTTACAGTTTCTTTTTCTGCGGCTACCCAAGCATTTGCAGTTCCTTGTGAAGTTGAGCCACATCCTAATGAAAAATAAAGCCTAATTCCTACCCCATTAGTTGAGCCAATCCAAGTGCCAGTAGTGTCGCCAGCGATAGTAACGCTAATTTGTTGCCATGTATTTGCGGCAGAAATTGTGTAACTAAATGGATAGCTTCTGTTGTATGCTGCATTTATTAAAGATGCGCCAAATGTTCCAGTTAGTGAACTTCTTACCCAAAACGACAAAGTAACTGTTTTTGCATTGGCAGTTCCAAATTGCAAATCTGAAGTATTAAAGCCTTCAATCATTTGTCCAAAAATAAATTGTTCTCCAGCAGAAGGAGTATAGGCAGATAACGAAGTTATACCAACATAATTGCTAAATCCTACTGGTGGAGTTACTGACCCTGCGTTTTGTTGAATGGTGAATTTAGAAGCCTGTGAAGCGTAGTATTGAAATCTATCCAATGTATAAGCTGTTGTAGCTGCATTAGTAACACTAGCACCAGCATTTCTTTGGTCAATCACCATCGCACCATTAATAATGCGATTCTTCATAATAGAAGCGTTACCAGCACCTAGATTGCTTCCTGCTACGCTTGTTCCGATTACATCGGCTTGAACTGTTCCGTATGCCATTATGCTACTCCTTTAAGAGCATCTAATTCAGCCTGTAATGTTCTTAACATATTGGCTACATCAATTAGCTTTACATTAGCAAATACAGCACCTTCACCAAATTGGGTTAGCTTGTCAGCCATTTCTAATGCGTTCATGCTAATTCCTCATCTGTTGGTTTAGCTAGTGTAGGATGATTCCAAGACTTTATGTAATCGCCTTTGCCGTCTGAATCGTTTTGTAAACGAATAACAGTTGAAAAGTCACGGTCTGTTAGTTCAGGATATAAAGATTTAATTTTTTCGTATAAAGTCATTTGATTAGTTCCTTACTAAAACACCTGAAATAAATGTAAAAAATGGATTTGCATTACCTTGAAATTGCGGAGTTCCTGACGGCACTAATGTCCAACCATAAATTTCTACATAATCAGTAGAACCATTTAAATAAACTAATCCTGAACCACTTATAGTATCTACATATTGCGGACTATTTGTATTGTTTGTTGCAATATCTTGCAATCTAATCCATTCTCCACCGTTTTTATAAATTGATAAAAATGCTCTTGTTGGAATTCCACTTCCGTATGGTCCAACACCGCCTGATATTTGGTAATATCCAGCTATTGTTGGTGTAAATCTGTAATTAGTATTTGAATAAAAACCATGTGTATCAAACAAAACAGAAGCAGCCGCAATTTTTGTATTTGTGTTAGAACTAACCGTTTGATTTGTGCTTACATAAGCAAAAAACGCTGGCATATTACCGCTAACCATTACTGTGCCAGTAGCATCAGGCAGCGTAGCAGTTTGATTTGAATTGGTTACAGGAGCAGCTAAGGTCATTGACCCTGTGCCACTAGCTGAACCTGTTGGAATAAGAGTACTCATAAAATCACCCATCTCTGTCCGCTTGGGACTGTTACGCTTACACCAGAGTTAATAGTAATAGGACCAACGCTGATTGCGTTCTTTCCTGTTGTTAATGTGTAATTAGCTGTAATTGTTGTTCCGTTTTCAAATAACACTTGATCACTGTTACCACCACGAGCAGAGCCAGAAGTTAATGCAGACATCTCAGCAGCTACAATACGTAGTTCGACTTTATCACTAGTAGCAAATGTTTGAGCACTAGTGCCATCTTGTCCACGTACAATAGTAAATGTATCTGTAGACCGTGCAGTTACTTTAACTATTTCACGGACTGTACCAGCCGTGTTTTCTAATGTAACATAAAAGTAATCTGTACCAGTAGGACTTGGAAACAAGCCACCAGTAGCAGAGGCTACTGTTAATGAGGTAACACTATTGTTAATCCCCGATGCTAGCGTAGTCGCTGCATTATTTGTATATAAAGCTGACATGTATTTATTATCCTAATGGTTTATTATTTAGAGGAGCACCATCTAATTGACGATTGTTACTAGCAAAAAACGGTCTCTTAGCTGCATCAATTATAGCTGTTGACACACTAGTAATTGCCAATATAATCTTTGGTACAGGTATGATTGTTTTTATAATTGATACAAGGCCATTAGATAAATAACTTAATAGCGGTGTAAAAGTAAACGGTATAAATATATCGGATTGCTCTGGTCTTGTAAATGGCGGTGCTTGGTAATCTGCTACACCTCGCACAAAGTCTTGTGGTTGCCTGGGTTCCCAGCATTGCTCATCAACCATGAAACCATCCCAGCGTTGACGAAGCTCACCCGCTTTAACAAGACGACCGCACGACTCGCAGATGCAATTCCAACTACCCCTGATATAGTTTGATTGATAACTCATAGGTTACACCAAACTAGCATCGTATACTGGAAGATCACCAACCCCAACATATGTATTACCTTGTGATGTTGTAATAGTCATTTCAAGACGGTACGTAACTTCACTAATGCCATTAGCTACTCTCTGTGATGCTGTCTTGTTAACAACAACCGGAGCACCAATTAAGATAGTGGATGGTGTGGGATCAACACCATTCATAACAATAACAGAACACGATGAAGTTGAAATAGTCTCGGAAGGTGAAAGTACCTGGGAGAAGTCGAAAGTAAATAATTCACTTTCTGTAGTAATCTTATATGAGAACGATTCAGCCATTTGGTTTCCGTACTAGTAGTGTTCTGATTTTAACAATGTTAACCAGTAGTTTTCTGGTCTGTACAATAAAGGTATATTTAGCTATAGCACCAAACTTCTTAACAAACTCAGCTACTAAACTAAATAGTACAATAACATTAAGTGCAATTAATTTATTCATTGCTTTAACTATTGTTGCTACGCTAGTAGTTAGTGTTGATAAGTTCATAGATAATCCTTTATACATATTAGGTACTATAGTACTTGCGATTGTTAGAAATCTATAAAAGAAGAAATGTACAACAATTGAAATTGTACTAGTTACTGCTTTGGTAATAATCTTATTTATTGTGTTAGATAAAGTAACGGCACTTGTTGTCAGTGAGGTTAATAACTTCCCCACTCTATTAACTAATATACTTATGTTAGTAACTGCTAATGATATAGTCTTTGCTATACCACGCTTAATAGATGTAGACCCAGTTACTGAAGCTGTAATAGTTAAAAAGTGAGAAGCGAGTTCTACAATAAGAACTGCAACATGTTCACTGATAGTGCTAAATACTTTACCAATTAATCTTTGTATATAAACAGCAGATGTTGATGTTGCTATTAATATTTTATTAGGTAACCTTATTAATGTGGTTGTTATACTACTTAATATAGTTTTAGTAATACTAATTGCCTTAGCAATACTTATACTACCGGTTGAATTAATTGATAGTGTTCTAAGTAATCTTAGTATCCTAGAAATATTAGGAGTACCTGTTGCAAGGAGAGAGATACCTCTACCAACGCTTTTAACGATGGTAGAAGCACTCGAGGATAGGAACGAAAGAACCTGGTTAAAGGTATTTGAATCCGCACCGTTTAGTACCACCTTATTGATGGGACTTCCGTTTAAAGCCATAATTAACTAAACTGAACTTTAAATGTAAACTGAATTGAATCTCCAGTGTTTAAAGCAATACCAGTAAAGTCTCCTTTGACAAATAAATTGCCAGAGGTTGAAGCATCAAACAAACCAGCATTAGTAACAGTAATACCGGAACCGGCAGTGTCTGTACCTACTACTTGGAATGTATCATTTGTTGTAGACGTTGTTTGTTGAGTAACAGTACCGCTTACACGGGAACCATTTTCAGTAAACAAAGTCGTATCAGTTGCACCAGTCGTACCTGCACCAGTTCCCCAAGCAACATAGCTGGGAGTGGTACCACCACTATTAAGGCGGCTAGTAACGATGGCACGTCCTGTATTAACTAAGAGTGTAGCCATTTTTTAATTCTCCAAATAAAACGTTTGATTGGGTTTTTGTGCCAATAATCTATAACGCCTAATTCAACTACAGTACCATCCGCACGGATAACCGTAGCGGATAGGTGTAGTTCTTTAGCGTTGCTATT